GATTTAGGAGATATGCCTGAGAAAAAATTAGAGGATTTAAATATTTTAGACAGAGCCATAGTTGAAGCTAAGAATGCATCGTTATATAATTTTGGTGCAGCAGCTCTTACACCTTTGTTGATGGCATCAGGTGGTATATTAAATAAATTATTCGGGACTACAGGTAAATATCAAAAAGATATAGCAAGATTTGCAAGAGATAATGGATTTGAAATTCCTTTACTTGCAGCTATGAGAGATGGTCCTTTATCTGGACTTGGTCAAAGTTATTTTAAAACTATTGGTGTGTTTCCTTACATATCTAGAATTATGGATAGAAGAATGTTATCTGCAGAAAAAAAATTTGCAGACGGTTACATTGATACAAACATAGCTACAATTGCACCTATTTATCATCATTCGTTTTTATCACAACAAATTTATGATCAAGCAGCTGCAACATTCAGAAAAAATGCAGGAGCCATAGATGATGCGTATCAAGAATTTTTTGGTTTAAATACAATAGCTGGAGACCCTGCTTTACTTAAATTAGAAAATACCATGAAAGCAGCTGATAAATTTTTAGCACAAAATTCTGCTATGTATCCAAACGTAGCAAAAGCGTATCAACAGGGTATGGCTATGGGCGGTAGAGAGACTTTTAATATAAAAGGTGTTGAGGACTTAATGTTAGGACAAGATCCTTTAGCTCAATTTATGGGTTTTATGGCTGGTGTTGGAAGAAGTGGGCCGATCTCTTTTGGACAATATAAAGGAGTCACCATGATGTTGAATAGAGCTCTAGAACAAACAAACTATCAAACAGTAAACAAAACTGTAGCAGAGATTAGAGCTGCATTAGAAAGAGATGCACATGGATTTTTAAAAAATTTAAATACAACAGAGCTATTAAAAAATAAAGATGTTCAAACTAACTTAATAAGTTTAGGCGGTGGGGATGTTGTTAAAATATTAGAACCAGAACTTGCAGCTAAAGCAGCATCAGAAGCTGCGGGTGACGTTGCTCCAACTGCAGAGATGATTGCAGACGCAACTGCAAAATTAAGAAGAGAGGGTATGGATGTTTCTGAAGAAATGCTCCAACAAGCTGCAGCTAAAATAGCTAAAACACCTGAGGGTAAATTAAGATTAGATAGTATTATGGAAGCAGGTTCACAAATGCATAAATCATTGAAAGATGCTAATGAAGTATTTTCAAGAATTATGAAATTTTATACTGGAAAAGAGGGAACTACAGCAATGAAGCCTCTTATTCAATTTGACAAAAACCTTTTTACACAAAAAACTTTGTTTAATATACCAGGAGCTGCAACTTTACCAAAAGATCAATTATTTAAAAAAATACAACAAGCAGTTTTTTCATCTAGAAGTCCTGCCGCATTAGAAGAATTTAGAAAAATGATTGGTGCCCAAAAAGGGTTTGACGGATACTCGGCAGCAGGTGAACAATTATATAAAGCTGCCACAGCTAAATTTTTGCATAATGCATTTATGGGAGCATTTAAAAGTAAACCAATTAACTCTGGTGTGTTTGGTAAGGCGAGAGTCCCGTTTTCTGCACCTTTTGATAATGGTGCGTTTAGAACTTTAGAGGGTGATGTAAGATTTCAAAATGGAGTTGATGATGTTTACGATGCATTTGGTAGAAAAGATTTACAACAAGCTATAAAAAATCAAGGTGGAGATATAACAAGAAAATTATCTGATGATGGATTAGAAGATATAACTAACATCAGGTTTGGTCCTGATGATTACAGAGATTTTAGTGGTACAACATTTAGAAATTTATTAGGATTAGATGATCCCTCTCGAGCCACAAAACAATTTATAGAAGAACTATATGGTGGTGGTGCACAAGGAGCTAAGGCTCTTGGTCATTTAGAAGATTTTGTAGAATACACAAAAAGATTGACTGATGTTCCTATTACAAATTCATCATCATTTATTCAAAGAAGATTAACACTTGGTGGAGCTAGTTCACTTGCTGGTGTAGCATTGGGGTTTGGTGGATCTGCAGCTGCAAGTCCATTTGCACCATTAATTTTATTTGCAACTGCATTACGTGCGGGTAAAATTTTATCTGATCCATTTTTGTTAAGACAAATAAATGATGTATTAACACCTCAAGAAGTAAAAGCTGTGTTGACTGGTGGTAAAGCTTTTGGAGAAAGACAAGCAGGATTAATAAATCCTAAAGTATATTTAGCTGGCTTAAGAACTAAGAGAGAAGCTTTTGCAAGATTCTTTAATAAAGCTTTCTCGGAAGATGATGATTTTAAACCAGTAGATCCTGATAACATAAATTTAAAAGAGATTACTGATTATTTAAATAGACAAAACGTTGAAATGATACAACCCAACTACGGTGAAGATGGAGAAAATATTCCACAATCAGTTCTTGTAAAAATGTATAATGAAGAAATAATGCCACCACCGGACAAAGAACAAGCGGCAGAGGATGATAATTTTATACAGGGTGGTTTACAAGCAGTGAAAAATTTTAATACGACATTTACGGTTGATGGTGAAAAAGGAAAATTAGAAATAGGGGATGAGAATGTTACAATGCCTGCAATGAATCAACAAGCAATGCCACCGGTTACCGGAACACCAGTAAATTCAGCTCAGTTTCAGGCATTATTTCCAAATGATCCGACAGGAGCTGCAATAGCTTTGAGGAACAGACGTGCCTAAAACAGATAATGCATTACAACGAATTGATTCGCATGAAAAATTATGTCGAATCATGCAAAAACAAACACAAGAACACATTAAAAGTTTACAAAACGACATTGCAAGAATAGAAAAAATAATGTTGACATCGGCAGGCGTATTAATTACTGGTATGGCAGGAATAATATTAGTATTAATTACAAGAGTCTGGTGAAATTAGTTATAAATAAAAAATATCCATACAAACATTACAATAGATTCTCAGATACCACTGGGCGTAAATATCTTGTAGACAATGTAAAAGTCCCTTCTGTAACCACGATATTAAGTGCCACTAAAGATATGAGGCAATTGAATAATTGGCGTAGACGAGTCGGAGAAAAGGAAGCAGATAGGATTATGAATCAAGCTTCAACAATAGGCACAGAAATGCACCAAGTCTTAGAATATTATCTTACAGGTCAAGGTTATTATAATGATCAGGAAGAGGGCGCAAAGCCTAGAATGATGGCTAAAACTATACTTGATAATATAAAATTAAATGAAGTATGGGGTAATGAAATAAGCCTTGAATATAAAAATCAATTTGCTGGAACGTGTGATTTGACAGCAGTAGCCTACGGAAAACCAAGTATTGTTGACTGGAAACAATCAAATAAGCTCAAAAGAGAAGAATATGTTGAAGATTATAAACATCAGCTAGGTGCTTATTATTTAGCCCATACAACGAATTACGGGCCCATAGAGCAGGGTGTAATCAGTATTTGTACCAGAGACCTACAATATCAGGAATTTAAGCTCTCAGAGGCTGAATTGATTGAATATGGTGATAAGTTTTTAGAAAGATTAGAAAAATATAACAAACTACAACAACCAGGATCGTAGATCTTCTTCACCTAAAGTCTTTGCCGCTATTTGGCCTTTATTTATTAAAGATTTTAATATAGCCTCATCTAAAGTATTTTTAGCCACAATATCAACATAAACTACCGTTCCTGTCTGTCCCATTCTGTGTGCCCTATCTTCAGATTGCATACGCACTTCTAAATTGTAATTATTACTATAATAAACAACAGTATTACATGCAGTAAGTGTAAGACCAAAACCACCAGTAGTGGGGTTACCTACTAAAAATCTACAGTTGGGATCGGTTTGTATGCGTTCTACTGCTTTCTTTCTTTCAATAACGCTTACTTCTCCAAAGATAGAGACCACCGAATCATGGCCATATCTTGTTTCAAGAAAATGTTTTATTTCATGTATGTTCCAAAGATAATTAGCCCAAATTATAATTTTACCATCTGTTTCTTCAATAATCTCCTGCAAAGCTTTTAATTTATAATCATGTAATGCAAGCATTTTTCCCTCATCATCTTTAGTAAAACCATTACAAACTTGATGCAATTTTATTATCTCGGTTAATTTATTAGAAAAGGATATGGTGCTATCCTCAACGATAGCTAATGCTGAAGTTCTTAATCTGTTGTAAATTTGTTTTGATTCGCCATCTAATTCTATATATCTTTTTGATCTTACCTTTGGCTTCAAGTCAAGACATTGATCTTTTCTAATACGAGTTGCAAACTGTTTAAGTTTAATTTCTAACTCCTCCAGTCTTTTGTAATATTTTGGTACAGATATGTATCTACCAGATCCGACTGGTATATCAGTCATTTCAGCATATCTATTTCTAAATGCAAGATAACTGCTGAACCCCAAAAGTTCTGGACTTAGGAACTGACATTGTGTAAAAAGATCCAATGGCGATTTTGTTATTGGCGATCCTGTTAATATTCGCCTTACCTGTGCTAATCCTCTTAATCCTAAAATGTTCTTTGTACGCTTTGCTGATTTATTTTTTATGGTTGTTGATTCATCCAACGCTACAAAGTTTTGCTTATTTTTAGTTAAAAAATCTACACAAGCATTAAAACCCCTTTTAGTTGAGAGGGCTTCTACATTTATTAGAAAGATTCTAAGGTGTTCATATTTATTTAATTTTTCATATTCTTTTGGTTTATCAATATTCCATTTATATATTTTATATTTTATAGCATTCGGCATATGAGTTTCTATTTCAGTTTCCCAAATTGTATAAACTGATTTTGGTGCAATTATTAAAGCAGCATTTATTTTACCTTTGAAAGATAAATAACCAATATTATCTATTGTAACTTTTGTTTTACCTGTACCCATTTCCATGAAATATGCCCATTGAACTTTTTCTGCTGATTCGTTCAAAGCATTTCTTTGGTGATCGTACGGCTTAGTCTTATACGGGTATTTCCACATCTAGAAAAATATATAATTTTTTTATTGCAAAGATCAAGAAGATAATTTAGAGACACTTCAGGAGGAAAATATGGATATAGAAAAAATGTCATCCATTGACATTAGTCAAGAAAATATAAAATCAATTACTGACAAATGTCACCAACTACAAGATCTCCAAAAGCAATACAAAGAAAAAGAGGATGAACTCTCAAAGTTAAAATCTAAGGTTAGAGATTATGAAGAGAGAGTAATTCCTGAAATGATGCAGGAAGCAGGTGTATCCAAAATTAAATTAAAGGATGGCACCGAGGTAGAGGTCAAACCTTTCTACGCAGCAAAAATTCCTGAATCAAGGATTGACGAAGCCTTTGGGTGGTTAAGAAGTAATGGCTATGAAGATTTAATTAAAAATACAGTCACTGCTAATTTCAACCGAGGACAAGACAATCAAGTGTCGGAGCTTATCAAAGTTTGCGAAGATCATGGATTTGCCTATTCAAAAAAAGAAAAGGTAGAGCCAATGACTTTAAAAGCTTTTGTAAGAGAGCAAGTTGAAGGTGGTAAGAAAGTCCCTTTTGATTTGTTTGGCGTTTATATTGCCAATAAAACTAAAATAACAAACAAATGACGGAGAACAAATGAAACAGAAAAGCGGACACGCTAATGAAGTAACAATAAAAAAAGAAGGTGCGGTTGCCAATTTTAATATTGAGCAATTTGCAGACGAGGGCTTTGATAATGTAGACTCTAAAAGTTTAGCATTACCATTCTTAAAAGTGCTTGGACAACTTTCACCGCAGGTAACGCAAGGTGATAGTAATTTTATACCAGAGGCTAGAGCAGGTATGATTTATAACACAGTTACAGATGAGCTCTATGATGGAACAAAAGGTATAACGGTTATACCTTGTTTCTATAAGTTAGAGTACATTGAATGGAGAGACAGAGATAAAGGTGCTGTTGCTCCTGTGAATGTTTACCCAAGTGACTCAGACATTATGAGTAAAACAACTCGTGGTGATGATGGTAAAGATAGACTTGAAAACGGTAATTACATTGAAGAGACAGCATCTCATTATGTAATGGTAGTTGAGTCTGATAAAACATCAACAGCTCTTATCACAATGAAATCCACCCAAAGAAAAAAATCTAAGAAGTGGAACTCTATGATGATGTCACTTAGACAGCAGAGAAAAAACGGAAAAGGTTTTTTTAAACCAGCCCCATTTACTCAGCAGTATAGTATGAGCACAGTCCTTGAAAAAAATAATCTTGGATCTTGGTTTGGTTGGGAGATATCACACATAGGCCCAGTTGAATCTGAGGAGATTATGAAATCAGCTTTTGAGTTTTACGAAAGTTGTAAGAAGGGATCCGTACGAGTTAATCACGGAAAAGAAGAACAGGTAGCTAAAACTCCATTCTAATATGGACCTACTTGACAAAACCCTGGAGGAGTTTGTATTACTCTTCCAGGGCTCAACTACATATTTTGGTGTATCAAAACCAACGGGTAAGAAGAACTCGAAGGGTAAGGCGGAATTCAAACATTGGCTTGAACCTTCTTCAATGACGATAGAGCATTGGAGGCAACATTTAAAAGGAGAAGCTTACTATGGATCAGTTCCCATTCGAGATGATAATACATGCAGTTGGGGTGTCATCGATGTTGATCGTTATAATATACGGCATCAAGACCTTATATCCATTATTCGTAAAAGAAAATACCCGCTCGTCCCGTTCAGATCAAAATCCAACGGACTCCATCTAATTTTATTTATTGAAGGTGTAGTGGCTGCATCTTCCATGAGAAAAAAATTAATTGAGATAGCATCTGACCTAGGTATTAACGATACGACAACAGATATTTTTCCCGCACAAGATGAAGTTGATTTGACTCCCGAAAAGTGGGACGAAAAAAGAAAAGGTAACTTTGTAAATTTGCCTTATCAAAAGGCACATATGACTACAAGAGTTGCAATGGATGATGAGTGCAACGCAATAAAAATAGAGGATCTATTCAAATTTGTTAGTAAATATAAACTTACACCACAAGCATTTAAAAAAATAAAAATATTTCAAGACGATGAAACAAAAGACTACCCACCTTGTGTAGTTAATTTTATGAAAAACAGAGTACAAAAAGGTGAAGGCAGAAACGATGCAATGTTTAATGTTGCAGTATTAGCAAAAAAAATAAACCCAGATCCAGTTATGTATGAAGATTGGACAAGAAATATGATGAGTAAAGTTTGTTCAGAAAATTTACATCCTAAAGAATTACAAAACATATTTAAAGGTGTTGAAAATAAAGAATATGCCTACAAATGTAAAACATCAATAGCTAGACAACATTGTGTATCTTCTGAGTGCATAAAAAGAAAACTAGGTATAGGTGCTAATGAGGCTTTGCCTGAGGTAGGTAAATTATTAAAAGTAAATTCTTATCCTGAACCATATTGGATATTACCCATACAAGGTAAGTCTATAAGGTTATCAACAAAACAACTTTATCAACAACAACTATTAGGTGAACAGCTTTTAAATTATGACATTGTTTGGAGGCCATTGAAACCAACAAAAAGAGATCCAGATCCTTATAGAGATTGGTTAGATGAATTAATGAGTAATAAACAAGATATGGAAGGATACGATGAACATGAGGAGAGGGTAGATGTATTTAATTCTAGAATGGCAAGATTTTTAGAGGATGTAGAAGACACCACTGAATTTGATCAAATAGATTCTGGTAATATATGGAAAGATCAAACAGAGATGAGATTTAAATTAGAAACATTTAGATCATTTATGAAAAAGATGGGTTATAATTGGAACGAAAAAGAATGCACAAAATTTTTAGAAACCGGTGGAGCACAACCTAAAAAGAAATTTCAAAACATCAGTAGTAGACATTGGGTTGTGAGTCTGCCTAAACAAACAGAGCATAAAAATAAAGATGTCAAATTCACTAAACCAAAAGCTTCGTGGGAAGACAATTAAAATATTTGGACCACCAGGTACAGGTAAAACAGAAAATTTATTAAAACGTGTTAAACGTTATCTTGAAAAAGGTTATTCACCAGATGAAATTTGTTACGTATCTTTTACTAACAAAGCTGTAAATGAGTGTGTAAGTAGAGTTAGAAAAAAATTTAAAGATTATGATGAAGATGCTTTTAAATATTTTAGAACTTTACACAGTTTAGCCAGACAACAGTTTGCAGAAATACCTGTGTTAGATCCAAAGGCAGATATGTTAATGTTCCATACTCAGTATGGCACCGTGAAAATAGGATACAAAGATACTTGGGATGATCAAAAGGTATATAACAATTGGTCTTTACAAATATACGACAGAGCTAGAAACATGAAAGTAGATCCAGTTGCTTTATATAAACAACAGTCTAGGAAATCAGTAAGACTTCAGCAATTTAAATCTATCATTGCAGGATATGAAGAATTTAAAAGTATGGAAACTCCCACAGGACAACGGACACCGGACAGACTAGACTTCACAGATATGGTCGAGAGATATATTACAGATGGTTTAGTAATACCTTTTAAAGTATTGATGGTAGATGAAGCTCAAGATCTTACTCCTCTGCAATGGGACATGGTAGTCAAAATAGCTAAATCAGTTGATAGAGTTTACATAGCAGGAGATGATGATCAAGCCATATATGAATGGAATGGAGCTGACGTAAATTTATTTCAAACCTTTCCTGGCCGAGCTTTGGTTCTAAAAAAATCTGTAAGGCTTAATAAAAACATACATTTTTTTTCTAAATGTTTGTTGGCTAGTATGGGTGATAACAGAGTTCCTAAAGAATTTTATTCTAACGGAAAGGAGGGTGCTATTTTTAGGTGTACAGCTTTAAAAAAAATACCTTGGGATTTAAATGGTAGTTGGATGGTATTGGCTCGAATCAACGATGTAAAACGAGAGCTGCAGCAGGAAGCTCGTAATCTTTCCTTATATTATCAAGATGTAAAAGGTAACAAGTCTTTTGATCCGAATCAATTTTTAGCAATAGAATATTGGAACAAAATTTGTAATGGAGGTGCTATTGGTAGAGAAGAGGCATGTACCATGTATGAATATTTATTAAACATTGACCACGGATACCGGTCAGCGGACAGTAAAAAATGGAGCTTTGCTCATCCAAATCAAGTGTTTACATTTGATGAATTACATTTAAGGTGTGGTATGCGAGATGAAAAAGCTCCGTGGAATCAAGTATTTATGAGAAAATTTAAAGATAAAGATAAAAAATACTTTGATAAACTTATGAAAGAAGGTGTGGATCTTACAGCTCCACCAAAAATAATTATAGATACAATACATCAAGTTAAAGGTGGTGAGGCAGATAACGTTGTCCTGGCAAGTAAATGCAACTTTCCATCACATTTTGATAAAAAAAATTTACAAGAAAAAGTAAAAGAACTTCGGGTTTGGTATACAGGTGCCACCAGATCTAAACAAACATTACATTTATTAGGCACCTATCATCAATATAATTTTCCGTTGGGAAAATATTTTAAAACATACGAGGCAAATTATGACAGATAAAAATATATTGGACGAGGCGTTTCCACAATATACTCAGGTAGGCGGGAATCACTACACTAAGTTTCCCATACAGCCTTACGAGTTTATTTCTAAAAATAATCTTTCGTTCTTTCAAGGCAACGTTGTAAAATATGTTTGTCGCTATCAACGAAAAGGAGGAGCAGAGGACATTAAAAAAATAATGCACTACTGCCAATTAGAATTATTAAAAATGAAGGATATGGAAAAGAAAAAATGACAGAATTTACAGTTGGACTTTGGAATATAATAAAAAACAACAAAGGGTCTTTATTAAGAACAATAATTTATACAATAGGTCACTTCGCTATAGCAATAATTTGTTTAATGATAATTGCAGATGTGTCTTTCGTAATAGCTTTAACAGATGCGATTGTTGAACCTTTGGCTAACTCAGTGTGGTATTTTGTTTTAGATAAATGGTGGGCTAGTAGAAAATGACAATCGGTTATGGATTAGGTATGCTTTTTATCGGTATAGTTGCAATTTTCATAGCAGCAGTTATAACTTATTACATAATTAATAGATGACACATCAATTGAATTTTATTTATAATGATTCTGATTGGGTATGCCCAAGCGAGTATCCTGACCTATCACAAGCAAAAGAGATAGCAATTGATTTAGAAACAAAAGATCCAAATATAAAAACAAAAGGCTCTGGCTGGGCAACATTTGATGGACATATTGTTGGTTTTGCAGTGGCTGCGTTTGATCAACAATGGTATTTTCCAATACATCATGATGCTGGTGGTAATATGGATGAAGGAATTACTGTGGGTTGGATGCAAGAAGTTTTAAACACACCAGCCACAAAAATTTTTCACAATGCAAGTTATGATGTTGGTTGGTTAAAGATAAATGGTTTTAATATTAATGGACCAATTGTAGATACAATGATCGCAGCTGCACTTGTAAATGAAAACAGATTTAGTTTTAGTCTAAATGCATGTGCCAAAGACTATTTAGGTGAAATTAAAAATGAAACGTTTTTGAACGAAAAAGCTAAAGAATGGGGAATTGACCCTAAAGCAGACCTCTGGAGGCTGCCTGCGGGCTACGTAGGCTTCTATGCTGAGCAAGATGCAGGCCTTACCCTACGACTTTGGCAACACTTTAAAACAGAGATTACAAAACAAAGTTTGAATGATATTTGGGAGATGGAGATGGAGCTCCTACCTATTTTGATTGACACAAGAATGAGAGGTATCAGAGTTGATGAAGATAAGGCCGCAACTTTGAAAAAAGAATTTAAGAAAAAAGAGTCTGATGTTTTAGGAAAGATTAAAAAAGAAACTACACTTGATGTTGATATATGGGCTGCAAGATCTGTAGCGCAAGTGTTTGACAGGATAGGGGTTGATTACCCACGGACAACGAAAACCGAAGAGCCAAGTTTTACGCAAAACTGGTTAGTGAATTGTAATAACCCAATAGCGCAACTAATACGACAAGCAAGAGAAATAAATAAATTCCATTCAACATTCATAGACTCCATTCAACGTTATGTGCATAAAGGTAGAATACATTCAGAAATAAATCAACTAAGAAGTGATCAAGGCGGAACTGTATCTGGAAGACTTTCATATTCTAATCCAAACCTTCAACAAATACCTGCACGAAATAAAGAATATGGTGATAAAATTAGAAGTTTATTTTTACCCGAAGAAGGTAAACAATGGGGCTCATTCGATTATAGTCAACAAGAACCAAGATTAGTTGCCCATTACGCTGCAAGTGTAGATAATAATTTTACTGGTGCAGAAGAATTTATAGAAGCTTATAAAAATGAAGCTGCGGACTTTCATCAAATAGTCGCTGATATGGCAGGCATCAGTAGGACAAACGCAAAAACTATTAATCTTGGTCTATTTTATGGGATGGGAAAAGCAAAACTTGCAAAAGAATTAGGTATTTCAAAAGATGCAGCAGATAATCTGCTTAATAAGTATCATTCAAGAGTGCCTTTTGTAAAAAAATTAGCTGAAGCTGTAACTAACTCAGCCTCAAAATATGGTTTTATTCGAACTGTGGGGGGTCGTAAATGCCGATTTGACATGTGGGAGCCTGCTACCTTCGGAATGAACAAAGCCATGCAATATGAGGAGGCTAAGGCGATATATGGTAACAATATAAGGAGAGCATTTACTTACAAAGCTTTGAATAGATTAATACAAGGATCTGCAGCTGATCAAACAAAACAGGCTATGATTAATTGTTATAAAAAAGGTTATCAACCTTTATTGCAAATTCATGATGAATTATGCTTTTCAATAAATGAAGAGGCTGATATAAGAGGTGTAAAGGAGGTTATGGAAAATGCTATCGAAGATCTTCAAGTACCTTTCAAAGTTGATGTTGCCATCGGCAAAAGTTGGGGTGAAGCGAAAGAATAAAAGAGAAGTTAGTGGTTATTACTATGACGGTAAAAAATTTCATACGATTTATCAAAGAAAAAAAAATTAATCTTCTTTTTCTTCTTGTGTTTCTTCTTCTGCTTGTTCTTCTTGGTCTTGCTCTTGAGGAGAATTATTATCTTTTTTCAGAAGTTTTTTTAATCGCTTATAATAATTAGGATGCTTCCACTCATGTGTCATAATTTAGAGCGCACTATCCTTAGGAATTTTTATTAAAAAAGCAAGTTTAACTTGCTATGTCGAATAGACCTTTTTTTGCATCCTCAACTGATTGATCTGCAATCTTTACTTTAAGGTCTTTTATTTTTATATCGATCCACTTCATGTCAGGTGTTACTCTCCCCTGGGACAACGCTGTGCTGGCCCACTTGGACTCCAACTGAAGTTTTTCCGAGATTAACTTTTGTAGTTG